ATCTTCAGGCGGCTTGCGTTCAGGAGCCGACGGCTCCTGTATTCAGTAAATGACTCTTTGATCATGATTCATCTCCCAGAAGATCATTGTTGTTCTTCGGGAGTGTGTATTTTTTCTTTGGAGCTGAATCAGGCTCAGGCTTTTCCTCACCTTCAATCCATTTTAGTCCTGTTTTTGGTGCTGGGGCGATTTCGATATCAGCTTTTCCATTTACGTCCTCGATTTCTTCAGCTGTCTGCATCCCCATAAGGACGTCAGACGCATGAAGACGGCCGAAAAACGCGGTCGCCCGATACTGGAGCATCAGCTCCGGCATCGTCTTCCATTTTGACCCAGCTTTGCTGGACCACCCCTCAGCGCGGGCCATTTCAAGGGTGACTGTCGGGCCAACCAGCTCTTTGCCGGAAGCTTTTTCAACGGCCTGCATGTGACAGGCATCCTTTTTTTCCGACATCACAAGCTCAACGGACTCAAAACGTCCGCAGCCCCTGATGGCCGCCCCGACAAAGGATGCAGACCAGGATGGGCGACCATGAATGATATGCATGTTCTGCATGACCATCATCGGGCTGTATCCAGTTCTAACAGAGTAGTCAAGGGCTATAAGACATGACCCGATATCATTTTGATACTCCTTTGGTACAAGACGACTACTTGCAAGCGCCTTTGCAAGGCGCTGTGCATCGTCAAAACTTGTGGGCGCAAAAACGCCCGTTTTTTCCATCAGTTCCATTCTCCATCTCCTTTTGCCAACCAAAACCCAATCACTGCACACAAAAGACCAACGGAATCCAGCCACTGGTCGGCGGTTATGGCCGCGCAGGCCAGTAAAAAATAACCAATCTTTTCCTTGTTCATCTCTTGCCTTTCAGCTTTGCTTTCAAGGCTGCATACCTTTTCTTTTTTTCTGAATTTGTCATTGCACCGATAAAATTTAAATAGTCATACTCGTCCTGGAGATCTGGTTCAAGGCCGGATGCTTCCGCGCTTTCGACGCGGGCTTTGCATGCTAGGTATGCCTTATACGCCGATAAGCTGATTTTTCTGCCCATGAAATTGATTAAAAGCTCCATTTTTATTTCCTTTCAGTTTGGCGACTCTCGCCGTTCCGTGATGGTTTTATTGTGCCACATAGAAAATTAAATGTAAATATCTTTACAAATTTTTTTAAGCGTGTAACAATATGCTACATGGAGGTAAGAATGCTCGAAGAAGAATATATTGAAAAACTGAGGCGTCTGAGGGCTTCTGATGTTGCGCGTGATTGTGGAATCAGCAGGCCGACCGTTTACCGGATTCTTGATGGAAAAAAGGTAAGCAAGCCAATCGCAACACTTATCAAAATGTATCTCGACCGAGGTCTTTGATGGCGGGATATGTCAAGCTTCATCGGAAATGCCTTGAGTCTGCCGTTTTTGGCGACTCGGATTTGTGGCGTTTTTGGTGCTGGTGTTTGATGAAAGCCAGCTACAAACAAAGGCAGGTTTTGATATCTGGGTCTGTTGTTTGTGTCGAGCCTGGGCAATTTGTTCTCGGAAGAAAGTCCGCTGCTGAGTCTCTTGGTGTGACAGAAAGAGCCGTCAGAACTTGCTTAAAAAATCTTGAAAAGTTGGGCAATATTGAGACAAAAACGACCAACAGATTTACGCTCGTGACGCTGATCAACTGGGAGCTTTATCAGGAAAACGAAGATGAAGTGACCAACAAACGGCCAACAGATGACCAACAAATGACCAACAAACGACCAACAGATGACCACAAACAAGAAAGAGAAGAAGGTAAAGAAGGGAAGAAGGGGAAGAACATAGAGTCTAACGACTCTTGCGCATCTGTCGAATGCACTGATCTGATTCAGACTTCAAAATCGATTCAAAAACAAAACCAAAAGAAACAGGACGATACTGCTTTTGAAATCTTCTGGGCTGCATACCCAAAGAAGAAAGGCAAAAAACAGGCCATCCGGGCGTGGGAAAAGATAAAGCCTAGACCAACCATTGCAGACGCGGAGAAGCTGGCTCAGATTGTTTCCCTGCAAGCGAGAACACCACAGTGGAGTAAGGATGGCGGGGAGTTTATACCGCTACCAGCGACCTGGCTTAACAATGAACGCTGGAATGACGAACTCGAAACAAAAACACATGACGTGTATACGTCAACGGACTGGTGAGGAGAAACGCATGAACGAAATCATCACAAGAAAACCCGCAAACCTTCGCCGAGAAATGGAGCGGTTCACCGAAATCATGCAGGGTTATCGGAAAATCTGGGGAGTAAAGCCTTTTGAGAGAGAAGCGATGCGATTCATGTTCGACCAGCTCGGAAAAATCGAACTTGAAGAACTGGCATTTGAAGTCGAAAGATTCGCATCAGAAACAGAACGACCGGCAAGCGCCCCGGAAATGGTTAGAGAAATCAAAAGGAAGTTTTCACATAAGCAGCCAGCACAACAAAGCCAGGAGAACATGAACAGCCCAACCCCACAGGACAAAAAAGAAATGAAACTGAATTTTCAGCAGTTTGGAAGATTCAAGTCCCTTGCTCAAGAAATGGGCCGCGATTGGTGGGAGGGAGAGCTTCTGCTGGCGCTGACACAAGCCAAATGCGAATCAATTTTCTACATGTCAAAGAAGAAAGGGCCAGAATGCTTTTTGAACTGGACGCTGATAAAAAATCACATGATGAAAAGCGAGTGGCGGGGGAGGATTGAATGACACTCAGAATCCACGAACTGAGAACGAAGCTGATCAAGCTGGAAATCAGGTCAATCGAACTTGAGAGAGAGAACCAGAAACTCAAAAAGGAGTTGCAATGTGCAAAAAATTTGAAAAAAAGCTGATTAAGTCATTGGGTGGGCAGGTCAGAGTAAATCCTCATGGAGAGAAAGAGCCCAAAGAAGTTTGGATTGAGATTGACGCAGCAGGTCATATCTACATCATGAAAAACTGGGGAAACTTCAACCCCTGTGCGGCATCATTTGTTTTTCCCAAAGATTGGCAAAAACAGCAGGATCTCATTGACTTGATAAAAAGATCCATTGTGCTTTACAGGGGAAAGGACTGATGCATATACACGTCACTGTACCGGATCGGGAGCTTTGGAAAATGTCTGTCATTGCAAGACATGTCAGAAAAATGTACCCATCAGCGAGAATATGGTTCCAGAACCTGGATCACGGAATTGGAGTAGTTCACGCCTTCACGGGAAAAAGCCGGGGATACGATTTAATCGTTTCCTGGATGTTTGGGCCGGAGTACCTTCGACCATACTTCATGCACAAAAAAAACACCTGGGATATTTTGGCGGAAGAATGCGAGAAACCAATAGAAAACAAAAAATCATATAGAATTGAATCTGACGTTGACCAGCTTGTGAGTGTAATTGAAAAAAAAGCGGGAATACCGCAGGAGGTTAGAACATGAAACTTTTTCTTTTTTTTGCTTGTTTTTTGTTTGTGGCTGGAGTCTCTTCTGAAGAGGTCATCTCAAGAGACTGGATCAGCAGAAATTGCAACAACCCAGAAAGGGTTAGCCCGAAATGCTTTCAAGTCTTCGGAAAAAACGACAGCGTTACGACAAGCTTTGAGTCTGTCTGGACCCCTGGAAGCCTTTACCCTTGGCCAACAACAACATTTACAGCAGTTTTAAGCTCAAGTGACGCCGCAGATGTTGGACAGTCAATCGTCATTGAGGGGCTTGATGAAAATCGGGACATGGCAAGCGTTACAGCAACACTGAACGGACAAACCACCGTTGCGGTCGATGGAACCTGGTGGAGAGTTTATCGGGTTTACAATGACTCTGACGACCAGAACAGCTTTGCTGGAACTGTCATCATTGCTCAGGATGGAATCACAACATGGAGCGCAGGCATTCCACTCGTGACAACATCAGTTGTTGCGACAGCGATATCAACATCACAGCAAAGCCTGATGTCGGTATTCACAACCGCAAGGAATCAATATGCATATCTTTACGACGCAAGAGTAACGTCAGACAACAGCCAGGGTTCTGAATGCTGGCTTTTTGTCAGAAAGTGGGGGAAAACTTTTCGAGCAATCAGCGACACATATATCACGCAAGACGAAGGGCTCATCGTTGACTCTTATAGGATTCCAAGAGTCATCGGACCGGAGACAGACATTGACGTAAGATGCAAGGCAATTGGAGGAAATAGCAGAATCTCTGTGACATACGGGCTTTACACGGAGCTCAGGTAAATGCATAATAGGTAAATCCTTTTTCCTTTCTGGTTATGGCTTGCCACCGTCCCGTTTGCACTTGCAGGCGGGACACATAGCAAAGAAGATATACAACTTTATGCTTGAAAAAGACGAAGTTACAGACGTGTCCGAAAAGGCATACACGACGACAAAATACAGGCGCAGAAGCAACGAAACTGGCAAGGTCGATCCATGCGAGCGGATACAAGAAGCGAAAGCGAGCCGGGAAGAAGAGGGGGCTTGATGAATATTGAATTTGTCTTGATTGATAAAATAATTCCATACGCCAGAAACCAGCGCAAACATTCAGATGATCAGGTTAAGAAAATAGCGTCCAGCATAAGAGAGTTTGGATTTAAGAATCCAGTGATTGTAGATAAAAATATGTCGATAATCGCTGGTCATGGTCGAGTATTGGCTGCTGAAAAATTAGGGCTTGATAAAGTTCCTGTAATTGTTGCTGATGATTTAAGTGATGCGCAGGTCAAAGCCTACCGACTAATAGACAATAGAAGTCAAGACTTGTCTGAATTTGATATGGATCTAGTTAGTTTGGAGCTTGAAGAGCTGCGGGAGCTTGATTTTAATTTAGAATTGACAGGATTCGCCTCTAGCGTTTCGATTGATGAACTGGAAGAATGCGAACTGCCAGAATTATCTGATGGGGATAGGGAGCCATTTCAACAAATGGCTTTCAAATTGCACGACGAACAGGCAGATAGTGTAAAAAGGGCGCTGAAATTTGCTATCGATAGCGGAGCGAACCAAAGTGATCTAAACGAAAATAGAAACGGTAACGCCATAGCTTTTATTTGTGAATATTTTTTGATGAATTTTAACAATGGGCAAAGCTAAAGATATTTTTATAAAACCGATCCCTGCAAAAGTGTCTAACGAATTTTGCAAGAGTCATCATTATTCTGGAAAGGTTGTGCAAAATTCAAAACTGCATTTTGGTGTTTTTTATAATGGAAAGCTTGAGGGTGTTTTGCAGTATGGAACCCCGATGGATAAAAGGAAAGTCCTTCCATTAGTGAAAAATACTTTGTGGAATGAAATGCTAGAGTTAAATCGAATGGCTTTTAGTGACATTTTGCCAAGGAATAGCGAAAGCCGGGCTATATCAATATGTCATAAAATTATTGGAAAAAAATATAAGCACATAAAATGGATTTTATCTTACTCTGACGCTACGCAATGTGGTGATGGCACTATATATAGGGCTTCTGGATTTGTTTTGACAGGAATTAAAAAAAATTCAACTATTCTACTTCTTCCAGATGGCAGGAAAGTTGCGGATAAAACACTAGATAACAATATTATAAAAGGTTCAGGCTGGTGGAAAAAGAATGGAGCGGTTCCACTAAAAGGCTTTCAAATTAGATATGTATTTTTCATCCATAAGCAAGAGTTAAAAAATTTGACAGTACCAGTTCTACCTTTTTCAAAGATCCAGGACTTTGGCGCATGTATGTATAAAGGAAAAGCGCGTGTGTAGTTTAAAAGTAAAACACATCTATTCCATAGGTGAGAAGGCGGCGCAATACCGACCCACACGCTCCATAAAAAAGGCGGTCTTAGATGAAAGTAAAAATGGGGCGCCCTAGAATAGAAATTGACTACCAATCTGCTGAAAAGCTTGCCTCTCTACACTGCACGGGAGAAGAAATAGCAGCCTTCCTTGGCGTGGATTATAAAACCCTGGAAAGAGCCATCAGAAGAGACCTCAAATTGACTTTTGGTGAGTGGTATAAAAGAAACAGCGCAAAGGGCAAGGTGAGCCTTAGAAGAAAGCAGTTTGAAGTAGCAATGAGCGGCAATGCAACAATGCTTGTTTGGATGGGTAAGCAGGTCCTTGAACAGTCCGATAAAACAGAAGAAAAAATAGACAGCTCAGCCGAGATACTGAAAAAAATCATAGAAAAGCTTCCTGGTGCGTAATGTCACTTGCAGAGCTTCGATTAAAGAACTGCTATTCGCGCTGGTATCCGCTCAAAGAAATTCCAGAGCAGGTTAGACTGGTTTCCGAGGAAAAGAGATTCAAGGCCGTACCTGCAGGAAGGAGATCCGGGAAGACGGAGCGGGCAAAGCGATATCTGGCAAAGCAGGCAATGACAAAAAAGGGCCTTTACTTCGCAGCAGCCCCAACCAGGGAGCAGGCCAAAAAAATTTGGTGGGAAGACCTGAAGCTTATGACTTTTGAGCCACTGCACAGAAAAGAGCCTGCAGTGACATCATTAATACTGTTTCTTGCAAACGGATCTGAAATCCACGTCATCGGTC